TGGTAGAGACAGGTATGTTATAGTAGAAAAAAGAACCGCTGAAACAGTTTCTCCATTAGTAAAAAAAGAGGTTGTATTAGATGGTATTTATGAAGTAATAGATAGAAACTTTTCATATCCATATGTGGCTCACGTTGGTATGAAATTTGATTCAAGAACATTTGGCAATATGCCAAATAGAGAGTTTGACGTAAAAATGAAGAAGGTCAAAGTGCCTTCTAATTATTTTCCTATTGGTGGAGATGGTTTAGATAGAAGATATGTGTTTGCCAATCCAGATTATCCAGCAAACCCAAATAGTCTTGACGTTATATTCATGGTTGATCAAAACATGAATGCTCAAACTAAAGCTTTGATAAGAAGAAATTTGCGAGAAATGATTTTCAAATTAGTTGCTGGATACACTAACATAAGATTTTCTATATGGCAAACAGCTGCATCAGGAACCAATACAGTTGTAAATCAAGCGACCAATGAAACTATAGTTGGATTTACATATTACAGTACCGCTTCGTTTGCAGAAATGGAAACTCCAGATTCTGCTGGAGCAAATCAAACAAATTTATTCAAACAATTAGATGCTGCTTTAAGCGCGGCTCAGTTAAGTCCAGCAACAAATCCTTCGGAAACAAATATTGCAAATTTCTTTTTAAGAAAAAGTCAATTCAGTATAACCGATGAAGTAGGTAAGCTGTCAGAAGAAACGGTTCTCCAAAACCTTTGGAAGAATACAGTAAGAAAAGTCGTTTATTTTTCTGGATCAACTCCAGAAACGATGAGTTCCGAAACTTATCAAATTCTTTTAAATAGAGCAAGAGAAGCTGGAATTCAATTATATTATTTAAATACAGACCCTGATCGTTCTGGAACAAGAACTCTTAGAGAACTCGCAGAAGACACTGGTGGTGCAAAATTTAATTTGCTTCATGACTCTGATTCAAAACTACAGCAGTTTTGTAATACAAACTTTTATGACAGTAATAAAATTTATTATGGAGACTGGGATGGTACTTTCAAAATTGCTTGGACAGACAATCCCGCATGGATTTTATACGATATAATTACAGACTTTAATTATGGGTTAGGTAATTATATTGATTCCTCTTCTGTCGATAAATGGACTTTATATGATATCGGTAGATATTGTGACGCTGTAGATGATGATGGCAGATTTAGAGGCGTGCCTGATGGTAAAGGTGGTCTTGAGCCAAGATATACATGTAATATTATTTTCTATAATAAAGACGAAGCTTATAATGTATTAAAAGATATCGCAGCAATATTTAAAGGAATTATCTATTGGAATACAGAGGGCTTTTCTTTCTTTGCTGACAAGAAAAAAGAACCATTGGTTTATTTCGCAAATACTAATGTTAAGGATGGTTTGTTTAGTTATTCTGAAACCGCAAAGAATAAAAGATACACCAGTGTAGAAGTAACTTATAACGACAAGTTTGACAACTACAAAACTAAAGTTGAATTTGTTGAAGATGTTGACGGAATTTTAAATTATGGCTTGAATCCTTATAAGATAAACGCGGCTGGATGTACATCACGATCAGAAGCTAGAAGAATAGGAAGATATGCGTTAACAAGTTCTATATACGAAACGGATACAGTTACCTTCACTGCTGGCCTAGAGGGTGCGTATTTACAACCTGGTGATGTATTCGGCATCAGCGACGAAATAAGAAATGTTGGCAGATCATTCGGTAGAATATTAGAAGTCGATGAAACTGCTAAAACAATTAAAATTGATGGTGAGTTTAACACAGGTTTAGACTCTGGAGTTTATATCCATGTACCATCTGGTAATTTTTCTCTCTCCGATTTAAACTCTTTAACTGGAAGTGACGGTGGATTTACAGGAACTCTTGAACAAATTAGAGCGAGAAGACAAAAGCAAACTAGAAAATTTAATATTCATACAGTCACCGATGATACATATGGTGCAACCTTGACTTTAACTGGAGATTTCTTATTAAAGTCAGGTATATTTGATGTTTATGCGCTTGAAGGCAGAGCGACAGGAGCTTCTTCAACATATACAGGCACAACAACATTAACTGGTATAGTTTATAACTTTCCTCCGCACACCGTTGTAAATGGAAATCCAAGATGGGATACTTTAAGCTTCTCTGGAGTTTCTGGGGTTTTATCTAATCTTGAAATAGATATCGACTTTTCTGGAACTGCTGGAACTGGTCAAGTAATCGCAAATGAAACAAACTGGACTTGTTTTGCTTCTGGAGCAAATGGAACTGTTCAAGTAAATGGTTCTACTGTAGGTTCAACCGCTGCAAATTTAACAGCAATAGCTTTAAGTTCCGCTGGTGCTTTTGTTACTCAATCATCTACAAATGCATCATTGTCGGATATAGAAACATTTATAAATGCCAGAACTGACGGACAAGTTGTTGTTATTGTTTCGAATGGAACTCCAATAGCGAGCAATGCAAGCATTCCGTCTGTATTTGCGAGTTACGCTGCAACTGAAATTTATAAACTTGGAGCAGATTCAAGCACGACCATAAACTGTTGTTATGTTGCTGCTTTAATAAAAGGAGGCTACAGAATAATTGAAAGAGCTTCAAAAAGAAGCAACGATACTGGTAGTATAGTATTTACTTATAGAGACCTGCTTGCTTTAAGCAGATTGCAGCCTTACTATACTTTTGTTCAAGCTGATTTTGGAAGTAGAGCAGAATCTACTTACGAAGATTGGAAGTCTGGCAGAGATTATTCTGTTGGAAATATTGTAAAACACTATTCTGATACATATATTTGCACAAGGTCTCATAAATCTTCTGAATACTTTAGTGAAGATTATTTGAATTCATTTACAAGACAGTGCGATATCGAAGCTGGAAATAAAAATATTGGATTAACAACGCAACATATCTCTGAGCTTGGTGGCGTTGCTGTAGGAATGTACGTCGCTGGCGCTGGAATTCCAGCGGATTCAAGAATAAATAGTATAAGCGATGATCCAAATAGCGTTACTTTCCATATAGATAAAGATCCAACTGCTACGGCTAATAATGTAACAGTAACTTTTTCAAGCAGATCGGCAGGAGGAAATAATTCATCTGCATCAAAATGGACTAGAGGAAATGACCAAGGGTATTATTCAGTTGGTTTACCAAAAGATTTTTATGGTACAGGTAAAATTCCAATAACAACAACTTTAACATCTAGTCTTGTATCTGGTGCATTTACTGCACTTGGATTAGAAGTTTATGTAGGCGCTGGAACTTTAGGGCAATCAGATTTAAGATTATTGCCAGAATCTAACGGTATTGGATATAGCGGCTTGGTTTACGGTACTGGATATCCAAAAGGCGTTTATAGTTTAACGGTAGATACAACTCCTCAAAATTTAGATTTAATAAATGAAGGATCGTTATATGTTTTAAGTGGTTCTGGAGTTGAGCCAAAACTTTACAAAACTATCGCAACTAAAGAAGAAGAGGCTAATCAGTATGCAATTGTTGGTATCGAATACCTAAATAATAAGGACGAATATATTGAAAAAGATATTTTAGATACTTCTCCTAGCTATTATGTTCAAGGGCCGTATGATGTGGTTATAAAACCAAATCCCCCATCTGGAATACAAAGCATAAGCGGTATCTCTGGGGCAACAAAATATACTGGAATTCAAGTTATATGGTCTGGAACAAACAGCCCAATTAATGGATATAAAGTTTATGTTAGCAGACCAGATTATTCAACAATAACAAATGAAACAGATGCGATTGTAGAAAGCTATACCATTCCTTCTGGCACGCATACATTAACCATTCCAATAACAGGTTCAGACGGTAATGATATTTGGGGTCAATATGATTTTAAAATATATTCACAAGGAACAACATACAAATTACTTTGCACAGATCCGGTAGAAACTGGAATTGTTATGCTGCCTTCTGGTAATTTAAAGATTAACGGAACTAACGCATTAACTTCTACAATTCCAAGTGGATTTACAATTGATACAGCAGATCAAGACTCTGTAAAATATTCGATTGGTTATGCTGGTGGCACTTATACTGGAAATGGTAGAGGG